AGATTGGATCTAAATACATGGACTACTGTAAGTTCACTTAACATTCATAATTTTAGAACTATTAAACAGTTTGTAGCTAATCACCAATTGAATCATTCGTATGCATTTTTACATAGTCCTGACCCAATAAATGTCAGATACGAAAATAATCTTACACTACCTTACAAAAATGTTTTCCCAGGAATAGTAGCAGTAGACAAAAACAATCAATTTGAACTAGATGAATTTTTAAAACAACAAAATGAAATTCGAGGAATTGGATGAAAATAGCAATAACTGGACATACTGCAGGAATAGGGCAGGCACTAGCAAAAATTTATGAACACCAAGGACATACAATAATTGGCTTGAGTAGGAGAAATGGATATAATATACGTAGTATTACAAAAATTGTTTCAATAGTAAAAGATTGCGACGTTTTTATAAACAATGCACAAGTTGGATTTGCACAAACCGAATTGCTGTTTGCTTTGTATAAAGAATGGCAGGGTTTATCAAATAAAAAAATTATTAATATTGGTTCATTTATGATTTCTGAACCAGTAAGCCCGCTGCCAGGTATAGAAATGACAGAATATTATGTTCAGAAATTAACCTTGGAAGAGTCAATAAAACAACTAAGATACCATCATACTGGTCCAAAATTGTGTTTAATCAAACCTGGCATGATAGCTACACAACCAGGACAAACTAGTCCTAGGCCTTATGCTGATGTAAACATTTGGGCACAAAAAATTATTGATATATTAGACGCTGGTAAAGACTTAGAAGTACATGAACTGTCCCTTGGTGTTAACATGCCATGAATCAAAAAGATTATTTAACTAATAAAAATTTTTGCCCCATGCCGTGGACAGGGCTAATGTATAATTTTGATGGCAATATCAAAAATTGTATCAGAAGTGCTGGCACCATTGGCAACATACAAGACAATACAATAGAAGAGATAACCAACGGCTCAAAAAATAACAATACCAAATTTCAAATGGCAAATAATGTACCAGGGTCGCATTGTTCTCCTTGTTATAATTTAGAAGAAGAAAAAAATAAATTTGATATTATTAGCGATCGTATATTTTATTTGCGAGAGTTGAAACAAGTTCCTATGGAAACGTATCAACATACAGATACATTTGATTTACATACTGTTGATGTACGGTGGACGAATCTATGCAATTTTTCCTGTGTCTACTGCGGACCAGAATTTAGCAGTAAGTGGGCTAAAGAGTTAGGAACAACAATTAAAGTACCAGAAGACTATAAAAAAGAAAAATTTAAAGAGTATATTTTTGATCATGCGGCACAATTAAAACATGTGTATCTAGCAGGCGGCGAACCGCTGTTGATGAAAGAAAATTTAGAATTATTACAAAGACTCCTTGTTGAGAATCCTAAAGTTAATCTTCGAATTAATACTAATTTAAGCAAAGTAGATACACCAATTTTTGATCTTATTTGTAAATTTAAAAATGTACATTGGATAGTAAGTATTGAAACAACAGACGAAGAATATGAATATATAAGACACGGCGGCTCGTGGCACGATTTTATTGACAATCTTAACATTATTCAAAAATTTAATCATAAGATTTCATTTAATATGTTATATTTTTTATTGAATTACAAATCACTGTTTAAATGTATAGACTTCCTTAAAGGGTTAGGATTTCATAATAATAGTTTTATTGTAGGTGCGTTAATAGCGCCAGAATATTTTGACGTTCGACACTTACCAGAAGCAGTTTTAACAGAAATTAAAAACGAACTGCAAACACGTATTAACGAAATGCCAGGATTTCTATTAGAAAATGGATACAAAAATCTTTTGTCGTGGGTCAATTCTTCAAAAAATAAAAATTTGTCTTTGGCATTCCAAATGATTAAACAGCTTGATCAAAGACGCGGACTGGATAGTAGAACTATTTTTAAAGATTTGTATTATTATGAATGAAATAAATTCTGTTGGACTAGCCCTTGATCCAACTAACGTGCCATCATTTCTATTAGATTGGGAACTAACTAAACTATGTAATTTGGATTGTTCTTATTGTGCAACCGGAATTGATGGAGGGCATGATAACACTACTAAACATCCTGACAAAAATGATTGTTTTAAAACTATAGATTTTATGTACGAATATGCTGATCTATATATGCAATACAAGAAACCAAGTCAGCGCAAAGTTATATTAAATGTATACGGAGGTGAAAGTCTATTTCATCCTGACATTGTTGAGATTTTAGAAGAATGTAGAAACCGATATCAAAAATATAAAAATAAATGGCAACTTACGATTACTTCAACTACAAATGCAGTAGTTGGAAAAAATCATTGGAAACGTATAGTTCCTCTAATAGATGAATTTTCGTTAAGCTATCATCCTGAGAATCTAGCAAAACAAAAAGAACAATATAAGAGTAATGTCTTATATCTCAATGAACAAGGTAAAAATTTTAAATGCATAATAATGATGCATAACAACGAAAAGTGGTTTAAAGATGCAGAATCAATGATCGAATTTTGCATCAAAAATAAACTTCGATATGTCATAAAACCACTTGACAACCAAACTGATCAATGGAAATATGCCCCAGAGCAATTTTTAAAGTTAGAAACTATTTGGGCCAATCTTATACCAAATTTGAAAAAAGATAATCATCGTAAAATTATTAACATACATGAAGAAAAGATGATATCAAGTATTGAATCTGGAAGATCTTGCTGCGGCGGCAGAAAATTAAGTCTCAACAATGACTTAAAATCATGCGTATCGTACGTACCAAAGCAAGGTTTTCGAGACTGGTATTGTAGTGTAAATTGGTTTTTTCTTTTTGTGCAACAACTAACAGGCAATGTGTATACAAACAAAGATTGCCGAACAAGTACCACAGGCCGAGTCGAACCACTTGGCAACTTGTCAAATTACCAGTTTATTTTAGATAAAGTAAAATTACAATTTGACAACAAGGCTATGCCTGTTATAAAATGTGTAAAAGACATTTGTATATGCGGGTTTTGTGCCCCAAAAGCAGATAATTATGATGATTTTAAAGAGTTATTAGACAGAAACTTAGACAAGGAAAAATATTATGGCAACTAAACCATTCGATGTATCAAAATTTCGTAAAAGTATTACAAAAAGTATTGACGGTATCTCAGTCGGATTTAACGACCCAACAGACTGGATTTCAACCAACAATTACGCTCTTAACTATCTTATCAGCGGGGACTTTAATAAGGGCATTCCAATGGGTAAGGTTACTGTATTTGCTGGAGAGTCTGGCGCAGGCAAAAGTTTTATCTGCTCAGGAAATCTCGTTAAAAACGCACAAGAGCAGGGTATATATGTTATTCTTATTGATACTGAAAACGCACTCGACGAAGCCTGGCTTCACGCACTCGGTGTCGATACTTCTGAAAACAAGCTTCTCAAACTCAACATGGCAATGATTGATGACGTGGCCAAAGTTATTAGTGATTTCGTCAAAGAGTACAAGACTCTGCCTGAAGACCAACGTCCCAAGGTATTGTTTGTTATTGATAGTCTAGGCATGTTGCTTACACCCACCGACGTTAATCAATTTGAAGCAGGCGAAATGAAGGGCGATATGGGGCGTAAACCCAAGGCACTGACAAGTTTAGTACGTAACTGTGTTAACATGATTGGTGCACTGAATATTGGCTTGGTATGTACTAACCACACTTATGCCAGTCAAGACATGTTTGATCCTGATGACAAGATTTCAGGTGGACAAGGCTTTATCTATGCAAGCAGCATTGTGGTTGCAATGAAAAAGATGAAGCTGAAAGAAGACGAAGACGGCAACAAGATTTCGGAAGTCAAAGGTATACGTGCTGGCTGTAAAATTATGAAAACACGTTATAATAAACCTTTTGAATCAGTTCAAGTTAAAATTCCTTACGAAACTGGTATGAATCCGTACTCAGGTCTAGTGGATCTGTTCGAAGGCAAAGGTTTCTTGAGCAAAGAAGGCAATAGTCTTAAATACACGCTAGCAGACGGTACAGTAATCAAGCAATTCCGCAAAGCGTGGGAGCGCAATGAAGATGGATCACTAGATAAAGTTATGGCAGACTTTATAGCACATCCACATAAAGATGCTGTTGCTGTCCAACTTGAAGAGGAAATTGAAGAATGAGCATTGATACAGAAGTTTTAATCGAAACCTATACTATTCTAAAGGAATATATTCCACCAAAAGAAAGACAGGCAGCATCAGATAATTTGATGAGTTTGCTTGCAGATTCATTAAGTGAAAAAGAACTTAAAGATTTTGGTTCAACGGACGGATACACTAAACGCAGTCTTGAAGAATACGTCAACGACGAAGACGAAGATGAAGAAGCTGATTACGAAAACTGATGTGGTATAATAAGGTAGTTGCAGATCTTAGCGAAATTCCTAATTTCATAAATTATTATGAAGGTGAATTAGCACAGGCAAAAACAGAAACATTTATACGAGGTAATGTTGAAAAGTCCGCTGCGAATTTACCGGGAATTACGGAACACAGATTTAACCAGCTTCAAGAGATCGAAGCTGTACTTAACTATCTTAATATACAACTTCGCAAGATTAGAAGAAAGCACTTCCAAAAATACCTGGAGTCTTATGCCCGAGCTCTTACAAGTCGCGACGCGGAGAAATATACAGATGGCGAGGATGAAGTCATTGACTTTGAAACTATCATTAACGAAGTTGCTTTGCTTAGAAACAAATGGCTTGGAGTTATGAAAGGCCTAGAAAGCAAAAACTTCATGCTGGGTCATGTGGTTAGGCTACGTACAGCAGGCATGGAAGACATTGTTGTTTAATGAATTTTAAAGAATACGCAGATCATTTAATAAAAGAATGGACATTGTGTCTTGAAGCTAAACCTAAAAATGATGCAGTAAACATCATGATTGAAAAAGATCAATGTGAAGAATGGGTTATTCATTTAATGAGGATACGCTTGTGGGGCACAGAAAGCGAATTGGCTGAGGCCTGCTATCAAGTTGATTCAAGGTTAAAAAGATTAAAAGAAAAAATTGTTATTGAGGTATTAACAAATGGTGCAATTTAAAAACGCATACGAAAGTCATGAACATAGTAAGAAAACACTAGAGCTACTTTACGGATATGATAGTTTTCTTGATAGCTTGGAATCGGTAGCAGACTTTGGTTGCGGAATGGGGCTTGATACCAATTGGTGGGCCACTTTAGAAACTAGAGATGATCCACCAGAACCAAGAAATTATCTTACATACGCAGTTGATAAAGATTTCAGGTACCTAGATCCTGAATTAAAAAAACTTAGCAACGTTTATCTTATTGACAAAGATATTGACGGAGAAGAGATACCTATTAGTAGATCCGTTGATCTCATTTGGTGCCATAACACTTTTCAATACATAACCAATCCATTGCGTACTTTACAAACCTGGAACAAACAATTGAATGTCAACGGCATGCTGATTATGATATTTCCTCAGCCCGTTCATTATGCTTATAATAGATTACAAACTCATAGCTATAACGGGTGCTTTTATAATCATAATCTTGTAAATCTCATGTACATGTTGGCAGTTAATGGGTTCGATTGTAGAGATGCTTATTTTTTAAAAGAAGAAAACGATCCATGGCTTTCAGCTGCTGTTTATAAGACAGACATAGAACCCATGGATCCAAAAACAACAAGTTGGTATGATTTAGCAGATCTTAATTTACTAAACGACAGTGTTATGAATAGTTTAAACAAATTTGGATATGTCAAGCAAGATGAAATAATTACAACCTGGCTAGATAAAGACTTTCACTTACCAAAAGAATGAGCGTTCAAAAAATTGTAATATGCACCGGAGGGTTTGATCCAGTACACAGTGGGCATATATCTTATCTCAATCATGCTGATCATTTAGGCGATTGGCTTGTAGTTGGGCTTAATTCAGATGAGTGGCTGGCACGTAAAAAAGGTCGGTCTTTCATGTCATGGCACGAGCGTATGACAGTGCTAGACAATC